TCTAATGATATGTACGGAGAGAATTTTAAAAATTTAGGATTAAATCAAAAACAAAATGTTAAACGATCTATCTTAGATAACTACGGAACAGTTAATCAACAGATGATTGATGATGCAAATGAATTTTTAAGTGGTCTTACTCAAGCTTCTAAAAAAGAATTAGGTAGAGCTAAAAATAAAAATTTCTTAGATGCACAAAGAATATCTAAATTAAATCCTGGAGATTCCGCATTTGGTAATTATGATAAATTTTGGTCTCGTAAAATGTCCTCTGGAGAGGATGGTCAAAAATCATTATTAGAACGTATTGCTAATCAAGACCTACCACGGAACACACAATCATTTGAGGGACTTGATAGAGCAGTACAGAACATTAAAGATTTATTAGATAGTTCTCAAGGAGGACAGGTTAGAGGAGGTATGTTTGGTGGAGTAGATACATTTGATGCTATTAAAGCACAGATAGTAGCGGACACCAAAATGCCAATAGAAGAATTTTTAGCAAGACTATTTCCTGATGAAGTTAAATTTGCAGGATCGTATACGGATATATCTAAAAATGCAAAACTACGAAGAGCACGATATGAAAGTGGATCACAAGATTATCCATTTAAAAAACAAAAAGACTGGGTTAAGAATGTTTTAAAATCACACATAGAAAAAGCAATATCAGAAGGTAAGACAAATGTGTCATGGAATCCTGGTGAAATTGTTGGTGTATATGAATCAGCTGATGCGAAAGATATTGCAGGGTATAAAACAATTTATAATAAACTTATGAAAGAAGCAGCAGAAGATTTAAATAAAGATTTAATGGAAAGAGCCGCTAAATTAGGATTAGACCCAGAATCAGCTAGAATTAAAATATCAGGTGTAGGAGATGATATGAACTTTACATTACAATTTGATGGTGATGGTATAAATTCATACAGCCAAGCTGCTCCTGATTTAGTTAAAAAATCTTTTGATGGAAGAAAAATGGAAGTATCAGGATTACCTTATGTTGATTTTACAGAAGCAAAAGATACAATAAGAAAAATAGGTTTACCAATGCACGCAGATGGTGGTAGAGTAGGTTCTAAATTACCAGACGTAGATGAAATACTAGGAACAATTTAATGGCAATAGAAAAAGCATTACCAAACATGGCTCCAGGAGAGTTAGATCCTCTTGGTGTAGCACAAGAACAATCTGAAGTTAATATAGAACTTACTGATGATGGTGGAGCTTTAATTAATGAAGAACAAGCATTACCTGAAATGCCTTTTGATGGCAATTTAGCAGAAGTTATTGAGGACAATGAACTTGAAAAAATGTCAGACAATCTTAGAGCTTATTATGAAGATGATAAATCATCAAGGCAGGATTGGGAAAAATCTTATGTTGATGGTATTAAGTTATTAGGATTTAAATATGAAGAACGAGCTAGACCTTTTCAAGGAGCTAGTGGAGTTACTCATCCATTACTTGCTGAATCAGCAACACAGTTTCAAGCACAAGCTTACAAAGAATTACTGCCTGCAGGTGGTCCGGTTAAATGTAATATAGTTGGTGAACAAAACGAAGAAACAGAGCAACAAGCGAACCGAGTAAAAGATTATATGAATTATCAGATTACTACGGTGATGGAAGAATATGATCCTGACATGGATCAGTTATTATTTCACTTAGGGTTAGCTGGATCTGCTTTTAAAAAAATTTATTTTGATGCACAACAACAAAGGGCTAAAGCTTCTTTTATTCCTGTAGAAGATTTAATTGTTCCTTTTTATGCAACTGATTTAGAATCTTGTCAGAGAATTACACATATTGTTAAACAATCTTATAATGAAGTTAGAAAAAATCAAGTTGGTGGTTTTTACAGAGATGTAGAAATTAGACCATCATTAGTTGAAAATAATCAAGTACAAGAAGAATATCAAAACGTACAAGGTATCAGTTCTACAACTTACGGAGAAGAAGATGATAATGAATATACATTATTAGAGTTTCACTGTGATTTAGACATACCAGGTTTTGAAGATAGGAATTTGGAAACAGGAGAACCAACCGGTATAAGAGTTCCTTATGTTGTTACTGTGGACGAAGGGTCAGGAAAAGTTTTATCCATATACAGAAACTTCAGAGAAGATGATCCACTCAGAAAAAAAATTCAGTATTTTGTACATTATAAGTTTTTGCCTGGTCTTGGTTTTTATGGCTTTGGTCTTATCCACATGCTCGGGGGTCTCTCCAGGACAGCTACGTCAGCTCTCCGTCAACTCATTGATGCAGGTACGTTGTCCAATCTCCCTGCAGGATTTAAAGCGAGAGGGTTGCGAGTTGCAGACGATGATAACCCAATCCAACCCGGAGAATTCAGGGATGTAGATGCACCCTCTGGTGATCTACGATCAGGACTTTTACCTTTACCTTACAAAGAACCTAGTCAAACATTATTTATGTTACTTGGTTTTTGTGTTGATGCAGGAAAAAGATTTGCTGCAGTAGCTGATGCAAAGATAGGTGATTCAAACAATGCTAATCCGGTAGGAACTACCATGGCTATGATTGAACAAGGAACTAAAGTTATGAGTGCTATTCACAAAAGAATGCACTACGCACAAAAAGTTGAATTTAAATTACTATCAAAAGTATTCCAACAATATTTACCACCTGAATATCCTTACAATGTAGTGGGTGGAAATAGAATGATTAAGCAACAAGACTTTGATGATCGTGTTGATATTATTCCTGTTAGTGATCCAAATATATTTTCTATGTCTCAACGTATTCAGTTGGCACAAGCACAGTTACAATTAACAGGAGCTAATCCTGGAATTCATAATATTTATGAAGCTTACAGAAGAATGTATCAAGCACTTGGAGTTAATAATATTGATGCAGTATTACCACCTCCTCCTAAACCTGGACCTGTAGATCCAGCAAAAGAAAATTCAGAAGCTTTAAAATCTAAACCGTTAACTGCTTATCCAGAACAAAATCATGAAGCTCATATAAAAGCACATAGAGCATTTATGTCCTCAAGTTTAGTTAGACAAAGTTTAATTGCTATGGCTGCTTTACAAGCACATATAAGTGAACACATTTCTTTTATGGCAAGACAACAAGTTATGGAAAAAAACAAAGAAGAATTAGAACAATTACAACAACAATTAGGTGGGCAACAATTGCCTCCTGAATTACAAAAAGAAATGCAAAACAGATTAGAAAGCGAAATTGCTGAAGTAGAATCTACTATAACAGAAGAAATTGTAGCAGAAGAACAAGAATATTTGGAAGGAACCGGTAAAGATCCATTAGTTGAATTAAAAACTAGAGAAATTGACATAAAAGAACAAGATGCACAGCGTAAAGCTATGTATGATATGGAAAAATTAGATATTGATAGAGGTAAGCTAGATCAAAAAACTGAAATAGATCAGAAAAAACTTGATCAAGATGCTGAAATTGCAGCTATGAGAGCTGGTATTAATTTAAAACAAGCAAAAATGAGAAAAAATTAATGTCATCTTCTCAAAATGATGCTAAATTAAGCCAAGGCATAAACGATTTTGCTTCTCATGTTGAGCAATGGGCTAAAACAAGTGAAGATAAGTTAATTATGGCTGCAGCTATGCTGTCAGTTGTTAAAGCAATCTATTTAGATCATACTTTACAGGGAAAAATAGCAGAAACTGTTTTTGAAAATCAACTTGAGGATGTTTTTCAATTTAATTTATTAAAACCGACTTTACATTAAGGAAAATATGAAAAAAAATAAGAAAAAAAAGAAGTACATGGGTGGCGGCATGATGAAAATGGGTTACATGGGCGGTGGAATGCCTAAAATGAGCTATGGAGATGGTGGTGAATTTAAAGTTCAACCTGGACCTTCAGTAGATGGTATGGATGTAGATACAAATGTTAAAAAACCAACTCAAACTATGCGTGGAGTAGGGGCAGCAACCAAAGGTGTTAAGTTTTTTGGATAATTTATGCGAACATTGTGGACATGCTTGTCATCATACCAACGGAGGCAGTTGTTCTAGTTGTGATTGCAATAATTGTGAACATGAGCTAGAAAATACTGTTGAATTCGAAGCTGACTTCGATTTAACTATTCATTAACTAAGGAGGTTATATGAATTTAATAAAAGATCTATGGGACCATGTCAAAGAATGGTCGGAATGGAAAATGAAGGACTGGATTAAAGCTGCTATTGTAGCTATCATAGTTCTTTGGGTCATCAGTTGGATGACAGGTGGAGCAGCCTAGACAATGGTCTGGCAACTCTTAGCAAAACCTTTACTCGGCGTTGCTGCGGATACGGTCCGTGGCTTCGTCGAAACAAAAAAAGCAAAAGCAGAATTAAAAGTTACAGAAATTAAAGCTGCTACCAAACTTAAAGAAGATCAAATAGCGGGAAAAATAAAATGGGAAGCATCAGCTGTAGATCAAATGAAAGGTTCGTGGAAAGACGAACTAATTTTAATTTGCTTACTTGCTCCAGCAACACTCGTATTTTTTCCTGGAATGACACAACATATAGAAGCGGGGTTTGTCGCATTGCAGTCACTTCCGGATTATTATAAACATTTATTATATATTGCCTGCTCAGCTAGCTTCGGCATTAAGGCCGGAAAAGGTGCAATGGGTTTGATTAAAAAAGGAAAGTAAAATGGTAACAAAGAAAAAAATGAATGCAGGAATGAAAGCTTTAAAAAAAAGTAATCCTGAGGTAGCTAAAAAAATAGGTTTTAAAAATGGAAAAGGTAAAACTTCTAAATTTAAAGACGGTGATGATACTCATGTAACTAAAGATGGTAGAACTGTTAAAAAGGGACTTTATTACTACATGAACAAACGCAAAAATTCTGGGACTAGTAGAAAAGGCAAAGGAACAGTAAGTGATAAAGCTTTAAAACAATCTAAAAAAACTGCACATCATAGTAAATAATGCCTTTTAAATCAGCAAAGCAACGAGCATATTTATATGCTAATGAGCCTGAAGTGGCTAAAAGTTTTGCTAAAAAACACGGTAATAAAATACAAGCTAAAGACGGTAAAAATTTATCTCAAATTAGAAAAAGTTCTAAAAATCCAAAAGGAGTAGCTAATGGATGTGGAATGGTAATGGAGAATAGAAGAAAAGAAACTACTTATGGCTAGTCCTGCTTGGCAACGAAAAGAAGGCAAAAGTGAGTCAGGAGGA